CAGAAAGATTAGCAGATGCAGTATTAAGAAATGAAGCAGCACTTAAACTATTAACTAAATCAGATTTTGAAGTACCTGCAATAGATATGATAGAAGGACTTCCGTTTAGAGGCAAAGCAGATATTACAAAGGGAGATACTCTAATTGATTTAAAGACCTCTGCTGACCTTTCTACATTTAGGTATAGTGCAGACAAGTATGGTTACGATTTACAAGCGTGGCTGTATCTTAAATTGTTTAAGAAAGAAAAGTTTACCTTTTTAGTGATTGACAAAGCAAGTACTGATATAGGAATCTTTGATGTTAGTGAAGAGTTTTTAGCAAGAGGCGAGAACAAATTCAGACAAGCAGTAGACAATTACAAATACTTCTTTCAAGAAGAGAATGATTTAGACCAATATGTAATGAGAGGAATATTATAAACAAAGAATAATAATTATGAACAAATTATATACAGATATATCAAGAAAAGCTAAAGAAGTGTTTTTACAAAGATGTTATGAAAAAAGTGGCAAAAAACACACTCGTTATTGGTGTGTTGCCGATGAGCGTGATTTTTATGTAAACAAAGAAAACGAAATACTTGTAAAAGAAGGTTTGCCAATACATTATAAAGAATGGCAAGAAGAAACAAAAGAAACAATAGAAGTAGATGGGAAAAAATACACAAGAATAGTAGAGCCAAGAAGGTTAGTTGATATTTATGATTATGCCAAGCAGGGTAGGTATGCCAAACAGCTTGAGTTTACTTTTGAAATATTTAATCTTAAATATATTTTTAGGTATTATAACGGTATGTACATAGGTGATAATTATAGCCAAAACGAACATATACAGATGCTTTTCAAGATGCACAACTTTAATTGTTTTGACAAAAAAATCAAGGGAATTAAAACCAATATACACAACTTTGATTTAGATTTTAGTTATTTAGGTTATAAGTATAAAGAAAGCAAAGACCTTAATGATATATCTATTTATATATTGTATGATAATTATGGATGGTCAAATGGATGTTATTATGTTGTGGGTTTAATAGATTTTTTAAATATCGATTATAATACCATTTTAAAGTATGCAAAGAATTATATATCTATATTTGATGATATGGGCATTAACTTAAAGAAAACAAGTCCTGAACAAAGAATTGATTTATTTAAAACAATATTAGAATTAAAAACAAAAAAACAAGATGTAATAGACAGTGTTGATACTTTTGATGCAATAAAAATCAATCCAAAAACAGAAAGTGAAAATTCCGTTTGTTATATAATTAAAAACAAAAGAAATGACCTATATAAAATAGGTTATTCAAAAGACCCAAAAAATAGAGAAAAAACATTACAATCAGAAGAACCTGAAATAGAAACTATAAAAATATTTAAAAATAATTGGGAAAGTGTATTACACGAGAAATATAAAGAACAAAGAGTCAGAGGCGAATGGTTTGATTTAAGTAATATACAAGTAAAATATATTTGTACACATTTTGAATAAAGATATAATAGAAGAGTTTTACTTACTTGCTTTAGTAGATATATCAAATGGTAGAAGTATTACAGAACTTGAAGAAGCTATTAACTTATACGAAGAAGCAGAAGAATATGAGGCGTGTGCAGGAATACTAAAAGCAATACACGAATCAGGATTTATGACAATAAAAGATATAATTAATAAATTAGAAAATGAACAAAGAGACGATTAAAAAACTAGTAGAAAACTATTTTGAACTAAAGATAGATGCTACAACAAGAAAGAGAGAATACGTAGAAGCACGTGCAATGTATTTTAAACTAACAAGAGACAGCACACGATTAAGTTTAACATCTATAGGTGAAGAAGTAAACAGACACTACGCAAGTGTACTACACGGCATAAGACAACTTGAATCTTGGATTGAGAAAGATAAGATGGTAAGAAATAATTACACCGCACTTAAAAACAAACTAAAAGCAGTAGAACAAGATGCTGAAGAAATGTTACATACAGACGAAAGTATCGTACTACAATACGCAGCTTTAAAAGATGAGGTAAAACAACAAAGAGAAACAATACAACAACTTACTAAAGATTATAACGAACTATATCAAAAGCATCACAAGAGAGAAAAGTTCTATGCTAAATATGGTTTTATCAATTAACACTTTATAAAAAGTTTTATTGTATAATTAATTAATTAATCTATTTTAATTATGGATGGTAGAAAAAATAACGGTGGTCATTCTACAAAAGGATTCGCAGGAAGGAAACCTAAAAGCGAAGAAATAAAATTAGTAGAAAGATTATCTCCTTTAGAAGATGCTGCGTTAGATGCTCTAAAGAAAGGTGTAGAATCAGGAGAACTAAAATGGATTCAGTTATATCTTAACTACTATCTTGGTAAACCAAGAGAAACAAAAGATATTACAATCAACGAGGACTTACCGTTGTTTATTGAGGACTTGGACTAACCAAACTCCAACTCTTCAACCTATATGCAGGTTAAGAAAACTATAGCACTTAAAAAGCTACAACAGCTACAAAGCAGGATACGAATAGTTAAAGGAGGTACATCAGCTTCCAAGACTGTTTCAATTCTTGCTTTGCTTATTAATTATGCTATAAACAACAGAGACAAAGAAATAAGTGTAGTTAGTGAATCTGTGCCACACCTTCGTAGAGGTGCTTTAAAGGACTTCTTATCTATCTTAAAAGGTTTACAGAGGTATAATGATAGTCAGTTTAATAAAAGTACCTTAAAATACAATTTTACAAATGGTAGTTATATAGAGTTCTTTTCTACAGACCAACCTGATAAATTAAGAGGAGCAAGAAGAACAGACTTATATATTAACGAGTGCAACAATGTTCCTTTTGATGCTTACACACAATTAGCAGTAAGAACAAGTGGAGTGATATGGTTGGACTACAATCCATCTAACTTGTTTTGGGTAGACAAAGAACTGATAGGAAAGCAGGACACCGATTACATCACACTTACTTACAAAGACAATAACGCATTACCTAAAACAATAGTAAGAGAAATAGAGAAAGCTAAAGAGAAAGCTAAAACCTCAACCTATTGGGCAAATTGGTGGAAAGTATATGGATTAGGAGAAACAGGTTCTTTAGAAGGTGTATGTATTCCTGATTGGAAAGAAATAGATAGAATACCTGAAGATGCTCGTATATTGGCACACGGAGTTGATTTTGGATATAACGACCCTACTGTAGTAATTTCTTTATACAAGTGGAATGATGCTTACATAGCTGATGAGGTGTTCTATAAGTCTAATACAGTATTAAGGGATTTATCTTTGTTTCTTACTCAAAACAATATAAAAGAAAACTTGATAGCAGATTCAGCAGAACCAAAGAGCATAGAAACTTTAAGAAGGGATGGGCATAATATATATCCCTGTACAAAAGGAAGAGATAGCGTAAACTTTGGTATTAACCTTATTAATCAAAATGAAATATACGTTACAGCAAGAAGCAGGAATCTAAAAAGAGAACTACAAGGCTATATATGGGCAAAAGATAAAGAGGGCAATACCCTAAATAAACCATCAGGTGAGCATCCTGACTGCATAGATAGTTTACGTTATGTACTAACAGACCAATTAGAGAATCCTAATAAAGGAGAATATTTTATCTACTAAAAAAAATATTAAAAAAGTTTTGTAGTTTAAAAAATGTTTATATCTTTGGACTATTAATAACAACAAAACAATTATACAAATGAAAACACAAATTACAAAAAAAGAATTATTTGAGTTAATTGATTATACACAAACTCAAATAATTTACGCAACAAAAGAATTAAATGATAACAGAATGGTTTACGGAACAGAAACTGTATCAGACCAAGCAAAAATTAGAATAAAAGAATTAATAAGTTTACAGACCAAATTAATTAGTATTCACGAAAATAATTAAAAAAATAGGGGGAGGCAACTCCCCTTTTTTATTAACCAATAATTATATTATGGAAAATCAAACAGAGTACATTTTAATCAAAGAACTAACAAAGAAACAGAATCGTAAGAATGTGTTGAAAGTAATAGGTCAAGCTGCAGCATTTGTAGCACTATCATACGCATCAATGTATATGTTCTTATACTTTATGTTATGGGCAAACGATATAAGTGATAAGATAGTTGGATTATTTTAAAATGAGAGAAAGCTGTTGGTACGAAGAAATATATGTAGTACAGAAACCTACAAAGCGTGGAGGTCAAAAAGGTTCTGATGTAACCTTGTATATAGACTACAAAGGCAAAGGTAATGTAGAAGGAAGTGAAACATACGTACAAAACAGTAAAGAATTAGAACAAGCAATAGAAACAGCATATAGATACGCTTACAAAAGGTTTATCTTAAAACAGTAACTTTTTTCATTTGATTTTGTTTGGGATTGGGTAGCATTTAGCTACCTTTTCCTTTTTATACATATTAGTAACTTATTTATTGTAATTATATGAAAGTAGAGATAAACGTACCTGATTCACTTAACGAGATTACATTAGAACAGTATCAAAGATTTGAGAAGCTGAATACAGAGGACAATCAAGGTTCTACGTTCTTACTTCAAAAGATGGTAGAGATATTTTGTAATCTTGACTTAAAGGATGTAGCAGAGATTAAATACAAGTCAGTACAAGAGATAGCAGTACACCTAAACAAAGTATTTGATACAAAGCATACATTGATTCCTACTTTTCAATTAGCAGGTGTAGAGTACGGTTTTATACCTGTATTAGATGATATGACTTTAGGAGAGTATATAGACCTTGATGAGAACTTGGGAGATTGGCAAAGTATGCACAAAGCTATGAGTGTTTTATACAGACCAATTACATTTAAGAAAGGACATAAGTATAATATAGAAACCTATAACGGAATGAACGACAGATTAAAGTATATGCCTTTAGATGTTGTCTTTGCTGCTATGGTTTTTTTTTGGAATTTAAACAACGAGTTAATACAAACTATCCTGAACTATTTACAGAAGGAAGCGAACAAGCTGACTACTCAACAGAAGGAACGTTTGGAAGCAAGTGGGGTTGGTATCAATCAGTCTATGGAATCTCTAAAGGAGATGTTACCAAGTTTGATGAGGTTACCAAACTCAACGTACACGAGTGCTTAATGTATTTGGCATTTGAAAAAGATAAAATAGAATTAGAAAAAAAACTGATTAAGAAACGATGAAAGGGTTTTACAACGTAACAGATAAACTAAAAGATACACTTATAGCAGAGCCATTTGTAAATACAGTTACATTCGGTTCACTAGACGATGTAGACCTCAACAAACAAACAATATTTCCTTTATCACACATAACAGTAAACAACACAACCGTAGGAACTAAAACTCTTACATTCAATATTAGTATTCTTTCTATGGATATTGTAGATATAAGTAAAGATGAGGTTACAGATGTATTTGTAGGAAACGATAACGAACAAGATGTACTAAACACTCAACTTGCTTTACAAACAAGAGTAATAAATACATTACAAAGAGGTGATTTATATACAGACCTTTACCAAGTACAAGGAGATGTAAG